AAGTGTAAGGTTCCAACGGTTTGAAAGAAACATATATGTGGACCTTACTAACATGAATTGTTTTAATACAGGTACCAGTTCACCAACGGATTACACTACAAGTGCCATTAGCTTAATACCTTTCAATAAGACCGTAGATAATTACCTCATCTTTACCGTGCAGCATTCATCCTCAGCCACCGATATAGCAGCATGGAAAAGAATAACAGTACAGAAGTATGCATAGCGTAACAGTCAACGATATTACCTACACCTTCACCGAATGGGAGGAGATTGATGAGATATACATTCATATATTCACTACTGAGGGTACTACTATATGTATCCCAAAAGATTTTTTAGATGGCACGATATAAAAAGGACGGTAATTTCTACGTCAAGTATCCTACCAGGAGAAGGATGGCAGCACTACTCAAGAGGATAATCATGAGCAAGGGGCTCTATCAGGAGGGCACATTGGTTGACTCGGTGCGTATCAATGCAAGGGTGACAGGCTTCGCTAAGCTTGAGATTGACATCATTGCCATGTATTACTTTATTTTCCTTAACAACGGAGCCTATCTGTGGAATGGTGGGGTGATACCTCCCTATGATATTGTTAGTGAGTTTACTGACCGCATGAGCAGTGAAGGATTGACAACAGAAATCTATTCTCAGTACACTGAATGGATAACTCAGAACTACCCAATGGTGGAAGCGGTTGAGGTATTGGCTAAGGACCAAAAGATTGTATACAACTTCGTACCGGTTGACCCTCCTGCAGGCTTCACTGTTGGTAGCCCGTTAGATGTCTAACTCTTTTTTCATTCCAAGCATATTAAAAACATAGTAAAGGGGTAGGCCTCCTATGGCATCGGACTTGGATAGATCACCATTGCACAGGTTGTATATCAACAGCTCCCATGACCACTTTGCTGTGTTCTTTTCGGGCTCAGTATCCGGGTCCTCTTCCTCATCATCATAACCCTCCTCAGGTTCTGGAGGTAGTGGGTCCTCAAATAGGTTGATGTAGGTATTGAGAAACTGCTCACGAAATTTAAGTAAGTCCTTGATAACACCATACACATCAGTGATAGGTAGATCAAGTAGCTTCTCTGCTCTTTCTTTGCAGTCATATTCATACGGCTCCCACACTACCTCACCCCATTCATTCTCTTTGGTTTGTCGATAGAGGATAGCTAAGATGTAGGGTAGGTTGATTAGGTAGCCTTGTATGCAGAAGTAGTCCAGGTCAATGTATTCATAGAGCGTTAGCTTGTTGAAGGCCTTGAGCCTCATGCCCTCTACCTCATGCTTGTAGTTTTTGGAAGGCTCGGAGGTGGACCACTTACAGCTATCCACCAACTCCTGCAGCTCTTCGATGTCAAGCTCATCTACATCTATATCGGTGAGGATACTAATGACCTCACTATTGTAGTGGATGGCTCCCTGCTCTTTATCAATCTTGGCTATCTCCGTCCACTCCTCCAGAGTTACCTCCTTCCAACTGCTTGGGAGCTTGTTGTTTAATTTTTTCACTTATGAATGTTATGTATGGAATAGCAAGTCCTGCAGGTTGTTTAGCCAAAAACTTAGCTTTGTGCTTCAGGTGTGCATCAGTGTAGTGCTCAACAGGTCCAAGGTCCTCACGTTTGAAAAACACAGCCAATATCTTAGAGACGTATCCCTTCTCCTTAGCCAATGAATACTTCTCAATGAGCTTTGTATCCCTCACGGTCATCTTCATCTCAGCCTTGTATGTGTAGCCTTCATGCTCAAGGGTATCAATGGTAGGGTATTCAAGATGCGGATGGCTATTGAACTCCTGCACAATCTTAATAAAGTCCTCAACTTCCATGTCATTGAAGTCCTTTTCAGGTATCCCAAGGTACTCAAATATCTTGAGGTGCTTTTCAATGGGGTCCAGGTTGCTATCACTGCCTAAATCAGTGATCTGTTCAAATTGTTCCACCGTCAGTTCGGTGATTAGGTTAGGTATTTCCTTGTCAAGTATTTTAATCATATGCAATTTTTGAACAAATATAGAAAAAAAACAATATAAACGTGACCGAGTTACCAATCTACACCATTACCATTGACCCTGAGTATGCAGAGGGTGGTGAGGACTTAGGCATTGAGGCTATTGCCTTCACGTCTAAGCCTGCTATCAAAGTAAAGGGGATGGCCTTCAACCAACAAACCAAAGCATTGGCTTTCAAAGATGGCTTGAAGTATCGTATCACTGCACCTGCCATGATACCTATGGAGATCTATCGTAGAGATGATGAGACTGATGAGGAGTACATGGTTAAGTTCACGGTTGAGGAGATAGATGCAATGCATTCTAAGTTCATGCAGCAGTTAGTTAACTCTGCTAAGTTTAACCTTGAGCACAACGAAGAGAAAAAAGTACCTGCCTACATTCTTGAGGCATGGTTGGTAGATAAGCCCGAGCTTGACAAAGCATACACTACCTATGGCATCGAGGTGCCTGCAGGTACGTTGATGCTAACAGCTCAAATAACTGATATTGACTACTACAATAAACTGGTTGAAGAGGACCAGGTTGGTTTCAGCATTGAGGGCTTCATGGGTATGAAACTAAAATCTAAATATAATATGCAATTACCGGATGGAGAGCACCTCATTGAGGGCAAGATCTACGTGGTCAAGGATGGCCAAGTAGTCGAAATTAAAGAAGAGGAAAAAGTCGAAGAGACCATGGAGCAGAAAGAGGAAGTGGCAATGGCTGATACTGTAGTGGAAGAGGAGGAAGTGAAGGAGGAAGTTGAGGCTGCTGTTGACCCTGCTATGGATGCTGAGGCTATCCTTGCTATTGTTCAGCCGATGATAGCTGAGCAAATCAATTCAGTGTTAGCTATAGTAGCTGAGCTTAAAAGTCAATTAGAGGAGGCTCTTGGAGCTGAGACTGAGGTAGAAGAGGAGACTATTGAGATTGATGCTAAGACTATGCTTGCTGAGAACCTAAGAAAGTTTAACCAATTTAATTCTAAATAAAATGCGTAAATTAAAATTCGACCTACAAGTCGACCCAACAGCTTTATTGGCTGCTAACCCTGAGGCATTCTACTCCGCTGCCTACTTAACGTCGGATGTACCTAACAACTTCCGTACTTTGCCTGGTGTTAAATATCAGACTAAACTTGGTACTGTTGTTTTCGGTAACGTTTTACAATCATCTACCTGTGCATGGCCAACTCCAGGCTCAACTGATGACTTGAGTGCAGTGTTGATTGACGTTTGTGCTGTATCTGCTATGGCTCAAATTTGTCAGTTTGACCTTGAGCAATCATTCGTTTCTTTGCAAATGACTAAAGGATCTAACAGTGATTTCTCTGTTGCATCTTTCATGAACTTCTACTGGGAAACTATGGCTAAGACTGTAGCTCAAGACATCGAAAGCATCCGTTGGCAAGGTGATACAACTTCATTGAACCCTACACTTGCATTGTGTGATGGTTATGAGAAAAAGTTGACTGCTGCTGTAGGACCTGGTGGGGTTATCAACGGTGGTACTGGTACTATCAGTAACTTCACTGCTCTTGAGACTGCTATCTCTACTGCATTCGCTGCATTGCCTGCATCTGTAGCTTCCAAGACTGAGGACCTACGCATCTACCTTCCTACTCAATTGGTAAACATCTACCGATTAGGAGTAGCATCAGGTAACACCAATGCATACATCACTCAAGATTTGTCTTTGACTTACTTAGGTATCAAAATCGTTCAGTGCCAAGGGATGTCTAACAACACCTTTGTTATCACGTTGAAAGATAACCTTATCTATGCATTCGATGCTGAAGGAGATAGCTCTGATTTGCGTGCGGTTAACCTACGTGACACTGTTGCTGAGCCTTACATCCGTACTCGTGCGGATATGAAGATTGGCTTCCACTTTGTGAACCCTACTGAAATCGTTTTCTATTCTTAATAATAATCTTGAGCCCTCTGCAAAGGGGGCTCTTTAATACTCTTTAATCATGCCAAATGTTTGCCAAGC